TTTTTGTCACAAGAGTATCATCAGACAACTGGACGATATCTTCGCAACGATTATCCCACCCAGCAGGTGTTCCATTGTAACCAATTGAGATGATGCGATTGTCTTTGACAACAACAGCACCAACCTGTAATCTCACTGCACTGGACAACTGTGCGAATCTCTCCGCAGTGTCCATAAATGCATCAATCCATTTCTGTTTCATTTTCCAAATCCGAAGGGACATTTACTAGTTTTATCTTTGTTAGATGCTTTTTGATATCTTGTGTATCTGTTGGGAAGAATTCTAGAAAATTCCTCTGGTATTCCCTTTTTATCAAATTCTTCTAAGCTAATTAAATGATTCTTTATCTTTATTCTTTTATCGCTCAATGGAATTAAGTGCACCATTGGTGTACCTCCTTCAATAGTGAATGGATCAGAATTTTTATTGATAAACACATTAATATGTGTGCCTGTTTGATGTTTGAAATTAGTGACTGCTGGAACAACTACAACATCTGTTATATTCTTATACAAGTTCCATGTTGGTTGGTTCCAGCTAAAAGATACTCCAGTCTTTTCTTGGAATCTCCATGGACTCATTAATTTAATCTGAAAATGATCTTTAAACATACCAGTTGGTCGGTATTGTTCTTGAGGATGTGATTGAAATGTGAATGGGCTAGTGATCAATCCGATAGCAGTTTCTCCACGAGAAGCAGTTTTTGGCTGTGATATAAAATCTGTCCACATGGGAATAATGAATCCACTTTTATAGTATTCTGTAATACCAATACATCTTTTAATAGTAGACTGAGTCATCTCAATCTTAGTCTCAGGATGAATTGTTTTATAATAGGATTCTATATTTTTTATTTCTTGTGGATAAAATTTTATAGAGTTCTCAATAGGATAGCAACTGTATACACTTTCAAGTGGAGTAAAACAATCAACAACTATCTCTTTTGGTTTAAACCAAAACATCACTCATGATCCTCTTCATCTTCCTGCTCAGCAACCCAGTTCTCATGTTCTTCCATGAGATTACCATAATCAATTAAATGTTCTGGTAGATTTTCGATTGACTCTCTGTCAGTGATATCATACTCATAGTATTCATCATATCCATCTTCATAACTTCCAATGAATACCATTCCAGGTTCATGATACAATGCACGGACTTCCCATCCATCTTCTACCATATTTTCATATAGCGTGGTAGGTGGACTCCACGCAGTATCAAAATCCATTGTGATGGTATTACCATCTCGTTCCCAACTGTATGGTGTTATGTCCCACTTGGTTCCCCAATTGTTGACATTCCAGCTATACCAATTCTCTTCTTCTTCAAGAGGACGAGGAACAATGTGATTGAACACTCGTGAGTCATCGCCTTTCTTCAACTCTGTTTCTAGTGCATCGACCTTCGCAGAATCTTCGTGACTGATTGTTAAACTATTTGAACACCAATTAGGCATAATATATCTCCAAAATTATTAAACGGATTTTTCTTTCTTCACAGGTGCTGGAACAATTCCAACATCAGCAACCAACTTATGTGTAATCTTTGGATACATTTTAGTCAGCTTCTGATCTTTTACGGCAATTAACATCTTTGCTTCATCTGGATGAACACCTTCAAGTAGAGAGATAAAAAGACTTTCTCTCTTCAGTGGTTTTAAATCTGCTCGACAGAACACATACATGCGACGCAGTTCACTGAATAGATTCGTTGGTGTCATACCCATCGGTTCAGCACTAGGTTTAAATGGTGGTTCTCCCTCAGGAAGAATCATCTTTTTGGCAGGATCAAATGCATACTCAAAGATTAACTTTAGTGCTGCATCATCTTTATACTGCTGAATTGTTTTTGGATCTGCATTGACTGCTTCCAACATCTGGGTTACATATTTTCTCATTAAAAATCCTCTAGTTCATCTAACAATAGTCGGCAACGATTTTCCATTAAGTAGTTCATAACAGTCATCTTATCACCAGTTGGCTTATTACTTATGTACGAATCCAGAATCATTTTAGAAACATCTTCTGGAATGTGCTGGAAGTCTACCAGCGTAGAGTTACGATGCCAATTGCGTCGTTCCTCGTCATTCCTACATGCAGTAAATCCATTATCAAAGAATTCTTGTAGTCGTTTTGCACTGACTGGTTTCTGTCGTTCAGCATTCATAAAGACATCATCTTTGCTTAGGATGTTTGGCACTCCATCACCAGCATCACCTTTGACAATGTGTTCAATCTTATACTCAATGATTTCTCGTTGAGTTGCAGTAACATATTTCTTCTGCATTGGTGACCACTGCTTAACAGTATCATATAACTGTAGCTGTTTAAAGTCTTTATCAGAAGAAAGAATAAGAATCTTCTGTGGCTCTTCGACCAACCCCTGTTGTATCAATTCATTTTCTTGCAGGTGTTTTGTCAATACAGCAATGATATCGTCTGCCTCAGCACGATCGATGTGCATTACCTTCCAAGGAAAGTGTTGTGCGATATCTTGACGCATCTCATTGAGTGTATCAAAGATTAGTCCCCAATCAAGATCAGATTTCTCTCTGTTGCTCTTACGCATACCTTTGTAGTTAGCAAAGAATTCCTTTCGCCAGTACTTACGACCATCACAGCAGATTACAATCTCTCCATATTCTTTGCCATACTTTTTCTTGTATGACTTAATAGTGGACAATGTAACATGACGAATGAGATTTTTAACCTCAGACTCTGAACCCTTTAACTCTCGCTGGAAAGTAAGGATTGCTGCTAATGCAACTTGGGAATAATCAATTAGAATCATTTTTATCTTTCAAATGTTGTACTGTCATGAATATAGCATTACAATATCTACCTTCACCACTTAATTTTTTAGAAGTCATTTCAATAGTGTCAACTGAGTGCACTGTACAACTAGGTATAATAATAACTCTATTGTTTTTAGTTTCTATAGTGGCTTTCTTAATCTCACCCTCTGAGTATAATGTAAGATCTCCACCTTTAAACTGCTTTGGTTCTCTATAAAAATGATTCAATACTGTAAACACAGCTGCATCTGTATGCTTAGAATAGTATCCACAATTTTCATAATATGATAGCAAATGATTTCTAACATTACAATAATAAAACATCTTCATCAATGGATTAAATTGTATAATTTTATCTTTAACTTCTTTCTTAGAGAAATTTTCCATGGGACATCTAATTAATGCAGAGTGTCTCCATTCTTTGAATACACTATCAACCCATACACCTGCTTTTGTTGTTACATATTTACCATTAATATCTACAGCTGCTTCTAGTTTATCCTTATCTTCTATCATTATAGATGGCTTGGTCAAGAATGTTAACTCATCATTGATTTCCTTTAGCTGTTCTTCGCTATAAAAGTTATCAATAACGATTGCATCAATACCATCTTCGATGTAAGTAAACTCCATCAAAATGCTCCGAGAATGATACACTCTTCATTGATGCGACCATTCGGTGTGGATGGTTTCGTTGTAAGTTTCTTGAATGCAGCATTCAGTGGTCGTTTGCCAATAGTCAATCCCTTAAAGAACTCTGCTGGCTTACGCAACATCATTGTCTGAGACTCTTTGATATCAAAGCCAATCAGAGTCGTACCTTTAACTGTCAGCACATCGTTGATTGCTTTGTAAACAGTTACCTTACGATACTTAGTATTGTATACCCATACCTCAGAAGATCCAACAATGGTTTCTGGCTTGATAGACTTGAGATTGAACTCTGCAAATTCCTTCATGAACTTCATCTTGGATACGATCTTGCTGGGTGGTTGTGGCTTACGCTTTCGTGGAGCACGATTAGCCTTAGCAGTCTGCACTTGCTGATTGCAGTCGTTGATGATGCTTTCCAAGAACTCAGCAAACTTCTTCAGTTCTCGTTTGTTGAGGAATGAATATCCTTCGTTGAGTTGTTCGTCATCTCCTTGGATGGCTTCACGAATTTCTTCCAGCTGTCCAACATAGAACTCTCCAATTCGTTTTGCGATTGGTGCTGCAACTTCATTTGATAGTAGATAATTCTTCGCTGAGAATGGCGTACCCTTACCCTTCGTGAGAATGAACTCATCTATTGCTCCATCGATTTCGCCAGCAAGGTCATGTGCTTTCTCTTCCATTCGTTCCTGAATGCTTATGACATTGGTGACTGGTTTAACCACTTCGATTTGCTCTTGGATTTTCTTTGCATCTTCCATCATTTCTTTGAGTCTGCTAGCAAAGAATGGACTAAACTCAGTCAACTGCTTGATAGTGGTCTGTTCATTCGACATCAAACGACAGAGTGACCCAAATGTACTGAATCGATGGTCAGGGAGTTTCTTGAGTTGTTTAGCAATCTTGGGTTCTTTCTTTGAGAAGAACTCAATCGTAAACAGCTTCTGTTCTTTTGCACCAGTGTTGACAGAATAGTAACCCAACGCACGACTCAGACTGGTCGTAAAGTCCAGCTGGTCGATTGTTGGTTCGAATTTCTTTTGTGACAACAGAATTGCTTGGTTCTTTGCACGACGCTTTGCAGTATTCACAGCCATAGGTTTGTAACCTCCATAATATAATATCTATTATACCACAATTCGCAATTAAAGACAAGCACTATTTTGCAGTAACTTTAGTGATTTTCTCGTATAGTTCCACGAAGTCCTCGTGGTCTGCAATGTCTTGATGTAGACTCTGTTTGTGGTATGTCTTTGCAATCTTGGAAACAACTTTCTTCGGAATTTGCAAAGTGTCTGATTGATCTTTAACAATCTCACGAATGAGATCTCGTTCAGCTTCTGTTCGAGTCATTGAATCACTAATCTCACGAATAGCCTTTTGCAATGCACCCTTCTGTTCATCAGTCAGCGCATAGTTCATTTGCTGCTCCTAAAGTGTCCACCACCAACAACACCACCAAGGATGATTGCTGCACACCATGTATCAAAGTTAAAGGGAATTGCCAATACTGGGAACAGTGTGTTTAGCGACCAGATTGTCGCCCATGGCATGAGGATAAGAAGTGCAATAAGAATTGCGATAATAATTAAAATTTTCATAGTGTAAATCCTACTTTAGTTACGGAGTCCCAACGGAAGGATCTCCACTCATTTTTTTCTGTATCAAAGACCCGAACTGCGGATCCAGAAGTCTGGCTACTTGTAGTGCTGCTTTCTTGTGTTGGTTTCTTGTCTGCAGGTATTCTTCCCTCAACGAGAGTGCATTGCATGTCTCTCGTCGTTCCATCTTTTTTGGTGAAAGTAACGCACAAGTCTGTGATGTGTTCATCGTGGAGAACTCCAAGTGTCCAGGTTTTAAATTCTTCGAACTCTTTCTCATTCTTGAATACTGTTTGAAATGCCATTATCTATCTCCTGTTTCAACTTATCAACTATTGGTCCAAAGAAAGAATTAAATTCCTGTTTGGTTAGAAAAAATGTGTTATTGCTATTTGTAATTAACTTACCATTCTCATCGGTCAAGCTACTCATCATAGTAAACTCAATAAGATCATAAATCAAATCACCATTCTCTTTGTTAAGAAGATGTTGCTTTACTCTGACTGTCCTCAACAGACCTTCTCGGTATAATTCCCATTCATATTCCATCTTGTGCCTTTCTA